TCCTTGTACCTGGCATCGGATTGTTGCCCTACCAAGACCAGGAGACCTTTTCCGCTATCGGTGCCTTGGAGAATCTCGATTTTACCGGGCCTCAGCATCTCGGCGAAAATGTCAGTCCAGCTCTTCTCCACTGGTCCCTCGATCGCTTCGACGTCGTACCATATCTGAGCGTCTTCCTCGGTTATCTCGACGCCCATGATGAGCATCTGAGCTGAAAGAGCATGTTCGGGGAACGACACCGACGCCAATTGGCCCGCCTTGAGCCCATGCCTCAGCGTCCGGAACGTGAGCTTGTTTCCAATCTCGGCGTAGTGATTGAGCTTCGTTGTGGCGATCTCGTCGGCCATGTCTTCGGAGTCTATGGCCGTGTCGTAGTGGATGGCCTCAACGTAGCCGCTCGATCCCTCGGCCGCGGCCCGGCCATATACTTCGGACGGCTTCTCCCAGACGGTGATTATGTCATACAGTCCATAATATTTTACTTCCAGAACGTCGGAGCTGGTCAATACGACCGCTGACGCATCTTGATTGACGCTATCCTGTTCATCCGCGTAATACCAATCGTAGCCAGAGCCGCCCCGCTCACCTACGGTTTTCGTGATGCCATTAACCTTGATTGAATATATCTCTTTGACGATATAATTTAGGGCGAACGTTCTGGTTTGCCCATCTCCGCCGAAGTACTCGGTTTGGAGGATGGTTTTAGCCATTCCGCCGATCACGATTTGCCTATTCCTGTAATTCGGGTTGCCCCTCGTCACGACGATAGAGCCCTCCAAGGCGTCTGCCCCGGTGATCGCCCACGGCGCCGAGATAGTCGCCCGATCGCAGAAGTAGAGCCGCTTGTAGGCATCGATCCACCAAGTGAACCCGGCCCTCTCGGCCAGCTCGTCCAAGGCGTCGGCGGCAGTCACGTAGTTGAGTATACATTTTGAGACTGTATCACCGAGCTGAATCTCGCCTTCGGTGATGCCCTCGATGGAAAGATAGTCAGTGAGGATGTCTCGGACGATCTCTCCGGCATGGGCATCTGCGACCGCCAGAGCCACGATGCGTTTGTCAGCCAGGTAATGATTGTCTACCGCCGATATGGTATGGATCAGTGCAGACGTGCCGGAAAGCTGGACCTCCTCCACCTCGTCGATGAACCCCCCGAAGAGGGTTAGGCCGCTGATGATGTCCACGACCGTGACTGACTGGCCCTTGTAGAATCTGTATGCAGCGGCGGTATCCATCACGACGAAATCACAGACCGACCGCTCCTCGATCCGATCCTCGGTAGAGAATGAGCCTTCTTCGATAGCAGTTTCCCATGATTTGATCTCGGTAAGCGGCAACAGATCATAAAAATTATACGAGGTTCCTAGACTCTGGAAGCTTTCAGAGGTGCCTAGGTCTGCAAACGACCAATCCAGATCAGGAAAAGGACCACAGGGAGGGGTCATCAGCGACCAGAATGACTCCGATGTGCCTAGACTCTGGAAACTCTCGGACGTTCCGAAGAGATAATAGCTCGATCTGCATGTCCAAAGCTGATCAGATCCAATCGTGGCGAGCATTATTTGAAGTTCCTCCCCGTCTTGACGACGATCTGTTTGGCCATTCTGGACCCGACGGCTCTGCCTATCGTTTTTCCGTCAAGCTGGATAATTATCGTCTGGTCTCCTCCGGGGCCACCTTTGCCGCCCCATACCTCCTCGGGGATGATGGCCTCTCGCCCGCTCGGGTTGTCGCCGACGACGGCGAGCTGAGGACCGACGGCGACACCGCCCTCGGCGTAGCTGCCCCACGTCCCGTAGTTCGTCACGATTGCCTTTTGCGATTTGGGGGCGCTCTTCAGCCATCCAGATGAATATGAGAGTGATCCACCGGAGGATTTCGAGGTCGTGAGTTTCGTCGCAGCCCCTGAAGAAATTGCGCCAGATATCCCCCCGACCGACTGGAAAGTCATAGGATTGATCGCATACGTTTCTCCGGACGGCGATGTGTAGATCAAGGCATTGTAGCCATGCATAGGTGTGCAGATGTCACAACCGAAATCTTCCCCACCAGCACTGTAGCCGACGCCGCTAGTGGTCCCTCCGCCTGCGGTATACGTGACGCCTCCGCCACTACCGACTACGCGGGCCAACGAAGACATGAGCGATCCCATCGAGCCTATGAAGACCCCGCCAGCGTTCCCGATAGCATCGGCCGCCGTCTGGATGGTCTGGCCCGAATTATCCACGGCAGTGTTCCAAGTCGCTCCGGACTCCGAGGATGCCGTTTTCTGGTTTGCAGCGGCCCAATCGGCGGCGTCCTTCCAGATATTCCCCGAGGAGTAGATATCCCCGAAGAACGACTGGCCCCCTGAGAGGATATTTTGGCGGGCCGCGGCTGATGAGCTGAGCCAGCCAGAAGTCACCGTCTCATTTGTCGCAAGCTGAGATAGTGACACCGCGTTGGAGGTGTCGATGGTGGCCTGGTTGGCTTGCCGGGTGCCTATTTGGAGGATGTCGTTTCGCTGATAGGCCCCACCGAGCTGTATTGCGCTAGACTGTTGAGTCGATCCGATTGTGGCACCGCTTGCGTAATTCGAGGAGACGTAAACGCTGTCGGCGAGATCCTTCCCAGCGCCGACGATCTCTTCGCCGCCGTTGATCGCCAGCTTTTCGAGCTCTTTCCCGGCCGAGCCGATATAGGCGGTGAGCTTTCCGGTGTCGGGGGAGATAGCGTATCGGACAGCGTTGGCGAACCCGGCCACCTCTTCGCGGCTCAAGATCTGGCCGGGCTGGTAGCCTTGGGCCTGCTGAGAGGAGGAGAGGGACCGAGAAAGCCACCCCTGGAGGTTCGCTGGCATGGAGGCAATCTGGCTGCTGATCGACTGGAGGCCAGCCGGGAACGCCGCCGTATTTCCCGCCGTCTCGGTGGTGGCACTGGCGACGTTCGGAATGGTGCCCGCGATCGATCCGACGCTTGCAGCGGTGGCGGCTTCTTCGGCTCGCATGGCTTCGAGATCGCTGTGTACCGCGTCCCCGGTGGACTTCCAGGAGGAGGTCAACTCGTCGGTTTGAGCATCGATTTTGTATTCAAGCCTATCCTGCCATCCTGCGAGCGTCTCCTCATATCCGAGGCTTCCGACGGGCGAGAGGTACGTCCTCCCCTCCGGCCTGATGACCGAACCAGCCACCTCGCCGAAAAGGGCGCTATAATCAGCGTTGCCGGTCCCTGTGAGTAATTTGGTGAGCCATCCGCCCTGAGGCCAGATGGCCCCGTAACCTGGGGTACCTTCGAGGATTTGGTCGAGCTTGCTGTAATCGACATACCCGAGTTGGCCTTGGGTGGCCGTGCTGGTCCCCTGGTCGGTAGTGAATACGACATTCTCACCGGATAGACTCACTTCGGCTTGGGGTATCCCGGGGACTTGCGTTTGCGTTGTCGGTAGGCTGAAATTGGTCTGGTTCTCAGATACCCGAAGCTTCCATGCGGGATGTTCCTCTTCCCATGCAGCTTTCTCGGCCTCAGTCATGAAATGCCGGCCGCCCATGTCACCAGACGATCCAACAGATTCGTACCATTGAGCTCCAATGCCGAGAGTCGATGCCAGCGTCTCGAGGTAGCCCCCTACATTTGCGACATTTGAGGCGGTATCGATCAACCCCTGGATAGCGTCTTTGAGGGCGTCTACCCACCCCTTGACAGTGGCGATCGGGGCTTCAGCGGCGGCCTTGAGATCCTCGAAAGCCTTCGTTGCCCCGACTTCATCGAGCTTCTTCGTGACCGCTCCGACCGCCTCATCGAAGATTGGAGAGATCCAATCCCGGAAGTTGTAAGCGCTATCTAGCGCACCATTCGCGGCGTAAATCCAGAGGTTGATAAAATCGATGGTCCAGAGATCCACCTTCGTGAGGATTTCGGCTAGGTGTCCCTTGATGCTGTTTTTGATTTCAGATCCCCACCGCCCGAGGAGGCCGACAACGTAATCGAAGGCCTCCCAAAACAGCTCGATGAATGCCGCCTTCCAACCGGCCCCGCCGGTCATCTCCTCGGAGAAGCCGCTCCAGAATTCGGAGAAGGCCCCTTTGACGGCGTTGAACCATCCGCTGAAGGTGTCGGTGGCGTCGGAGGTGGATATACCCGAGATCTTCTCTCCGATCCACTTCAGGAGATCCCAGCCCTTCTGTACTCCCTCTTTCAGCCACTCGGCTATCTTCTCGCCGACGGGGGACCAATCGTAGGCCCTGATGGCCTCGGCCAGATAATCCCCGAGGTCTCTGGCGGCTCCGAAGACCGTCTTGATCCCGTCTAAGATCCGGTGGCCTACGTCGCCCCAACTCACGGCTGCGAGCTTCTCTTTGATATAAGACCCTATGGCGCCGCCTACGTCTGCGAGGCCCGACGTGATCCTATCCGAGAGGCTGGACCAATCATAAGACGTGATCGCATCAAAAAGCTTTGAGCCGATGCCGGAGAGAGCGCCGAACCCCTGGCCGATCAGGCCGATGATGGTATCGCCGACGCCGCGCCAGTCGATCTCCTTCAGCTTTTCGACGACTGCGCCGCCTAAGTCGGTGAGGGTCTCGAAGGCAGACCGAAGCCCTGAGCCAATAGTGGAAGCGATCGAAGACCAATCGACCGACTTGAGCGAAGATACGATGTAACTACCGATGCCCCTAAGCTCGGTCCAAATGCCGCCCCAGTCGATCGACTGGAAGCCCTCGAGGATGTAGTCGCCGAGGTCATGGAGAGCGCCGAAGGCCGTATAGGCCCCCAGGACGACGGTATCCCAGACCCCGCCCCAGTCCACGGCTCGGAGCCAGGACGCCACGCTGTTGGCTATGCCCCGGAGCCCGGACCAAACCGTCTTCGCCCCGGCGACGGCTTTCTTGAAGGCAGTCTTCACGATGCCGGGGAGCTTCCCGAACATGCCACGCCAATCGACGTCCCCAGCCGCCAAAGCGACGACGAAATCCTTCACGGCCGGGATTACGCTGGTGTTAAGCGTGTTGAGGAAGTTCTTCACCGGCCCCTCTGTGACTTCACCTATCGATATTCCGACGTCGAAAACCGAGTTTTTCATCCGTTGCCACTGGCCGGTTAGGGTATCGGCCATCACCCCGGCCTCGGCTGCCAGTTCGTTGCCGGTGACGTTCACATTTTTGAGGGCCTGAGCATAGATGTCGGCCCCACCTCCGAGTTTGGCGAGAGCCTGATAACCATAAGTACCGAAAATATCAGTTGCAGCGGCGGCTTTCTCTACATCTCCCTCGATCCCGTTCATGGCCGCGCCCATGTCAATGAGCGCCCCATAGAGGTCCTCGTTCATCCTCCGGGATAGTTCGGTGGTCGATATCCCCATGATGTCGGCCATCGCCTGCATCTTCTTCCCGTCGGATGTGATCGTGGCGAGGCCGGATCGGATAGCAGTGGCGGCTTCCGGCCCTTTGACCCCCAGGCTAGAGAGAGTGGCACCAAAGGCGGCGGTGGCGGCCTCGGATTCCCCCCACATGGTAGCGGTGCCGCCAAAAGCGTTCATGAAATCGATGATGCCCGGCGCCGTGGCATTCATCGTGTTTTCGAGGGCGTTGATCTGGCTACCGAGAATGTTCAGATTCTCGGTTGGGATTTTGAAAACGTTGCCTATGTCGGCCATCGAAGTCGCCACGACTCCGGCGTCCATCTCGAAAGCGACGGACATATCCGACATAGTTTTCGTGAATGAGACGATCTCAGCCCTGGCTCCTGCGATATCTCCAGAAGCCATTTTGGCGGCGCCGACTCCAAGAGAGCCAGCGGCACCGGCGATATCTTCGAGGGCCGATACGGTGACAGGGCCCTGGGTGGAAAGGGCCCTCAGATCGTTGCCGAGGTTCTTAAGCTCGGTTCCTGTGAGGCCCGTGGTCTTCGAAACGGACGCTAGGCCTTGCTCATAAGTGGCAAAGGCTTTCGTACCGCCAATTACGGCGGTGGCCGTGGCGGCAATTCCAGCAGCGGCCCCGGCTTTCAGAGCCGAACCTAATGCGCTTCCGAACTTGTTGGCTTTGCCTTCGGCTTGGGCCAGTCCCTTGTCAAATGCGGACTGATCTAGGTATAGGCCCGCCTCTATGCGTCCGACTTCGGCCACGTTGTCACCTGGACTTTTTCAGATACTCATATCCCGGAGGGGGCTCTATCCCGTGGTGCTCCCAGGCATCGCGGATTCTATCCTCCAAGGATGGTTTCTCGGCGCGTTCATGCGTAGGGAAGTGATAATCGAAAGCCCTCAGCTTCCCGGCTTGGGCGGTTGCTGAGAGGGCGGCGATGTTGTAAGCCAGATGCGCCAAGGCATCTTGCTTTCGTTCTTCCGCCTCTCGGAAGGCTTCGATCTTCAGTACAAACTCGTCATTTGTCAGATTCCAGAACTCTTGGGGCGATAAGCCGAGAGTACCGATGCCTAGTTTTTCGGCTGATCGCCAGGTCCAGGCGGCTCTTTGACCTCCCCGGCCTCGGAGTCCTTGATCGACTTGGCAATCCTCGCCTTCATAGCCCGCTTGCGGGCGGCATCCTCCAGCTTCACGGCCTTGATGAACTGCTTGATATCTGCCTGCGGGTTTCCCAGGGCCACCATGACCTCCTCGATTACAGCGGTCTCGATGGCTTCAAGCGATCCCTTTTCGAGCTGAGCGTCCATCAGATCGTATACTTCATCGGTCGTGATGGTATCGTCTACGGCGGACAGCATCGCAAAGACCGTATGTCCCAGGACCGTCCTCCTTCCGATGTTCGCGAGAACTTGATCAAGGGACATGCCCGTCATCGTCTCAGCGAACACCTGAGCCTTGAACGGGAACCGGTACTCTTTTTGCACATCGCCAAATTTCAGAAATTTAGGCTTCGCTATGGTATCACATCCTAACTGTAAGTCTCATCCTTCCATCTGTAGAACGCCCCGGTGAACCGCCAGGTCATCTTTGAGGTCACGACCTCGCCGACTTTGGCGCTGACAGGGGCCCCTTCGAGATAGCCATCAGCGTCAATCCGGTGGCGTCCGGTGTCGGTGTTCACGTAAAACGAGGCGATCATATTCGACCGAAGATCTCCAGAATGGCCCGGGGCTACCCAGTAGTCCGAGACCTCACCAGACCCACCCATCAGTCCGGGGAGGTATTCCTTGTGCCCTCCGGAGCAGAACGTCGTGACTTCTTTGAAGTCAATTTCTGGAGACACCGAGAAATCATAGGCATGGCAGACGGGTTCCATGATATGCTTCGTCCCTGATGCTCGGAATAAGTCGGTAGGATCTTGTGCCACCGAGAACGTAATCAGTCCGAGATAATAGTCCACCGTGAACCCGGTGGTGATCTCGCCCCACGATCCACCTCCGAGGGGGTCTTCTTCGATCGTGAGAGTCTCGCCATCGACCCAATATCTATCAGCGATCGCAGCTGCTTGGTAATGCTTGTGGTCGCCGAGGTCCACGAGAGAAACCTCGGTGAAGCTCTCGGTCGTGGTGGCGGCTCCACCCGACAGGCTGGAAGATCCCATCGCAGCTACGACGCCGGAGCCGTCGTTCCCTGTAGCCAGGGCGGCAGATACCCACCTTGCGGCATCCTGGGCGGCGTTCACAGCGGCCATGATCTCAGAGGCCGTGCTGATGATCGTTCCTGAGCCGTTGGTCTCCAAACTCACGGTAATGGTTCGGACGGAGACCGAGACCGATAGGGGCGAACTGTTGGCCGAGGGGTCGCTGTAGATGATCGCTATTCCGTTGCCCGCCGTCCCTGGCGGGACTGCCGTAAACGTGAGGTTGTTGTTATCGCCATCTAGCGCCGTTGTCAATGTGGCTTTTTTCTGAGTTTCCTTGTAGAAACTCGCTGCGTAGCCCGCAAGGGCGGCGGAGGTCATCTTTCAGGCCTCCGATCACACCGAATCGAAGTCGTCGGTTATGACGCCGGTGGGCTGGAACGTGAACTTCAGGTTTACTTTGTCTCCCTGGCTTGCGGAGACAGGCATCGATTTCACCCAACCGTCGCAGTACCGGCCATATCCATTGTTGCTGCCGGCGTCGTCCCAATTGACTCTGAGGGCTATCTTCGTCTTCGCGGCGAAGTATCCCGCTAGGGCCGTCTGGCCGCTGGTGTCGCCCTTCAGGTAGTTGCAGGACACAGTCACTGCCCCGCCGTCGTTCGCAGGGAGGTATTCCTTATGCCCGTCGGAGTCACGGCTGGTGACCTCCACCATGTCGAGATCCCACTGGAAATCCGCATCCAAAACCTCACCGATCTTAGCTGATGCGGTTTTCCCGGTCCCAGCGGCGCCGATATACACCGACCCCGCCCAAACAATCGCTGCTGTCGTCATTTCTTTGTCACCTGACTACTCAAATTTTCTTTATGACTTCAAAGTCACAATACCATTTCACAATCCCAGAATCGCTTTCAAGCGACATCTGAGCCGGAGGATGCAGAGCCCGGCAAAGCGGGTACCACGTGCCGCTCAGGGTCCCGTTCGTCTTCGTGAGCGTGGCCCGGATGGCATGGCACAACGTCGCCGCCGTCTGCTGGTTTTCGTTTCTCACCTGGACTTGGAATCTTGGGTATTCGTAGCCCAGGAGGTCGTCGGGCTTACCGCCGTACACCTTCAACATCACGCAATTAACCGGACTGTTTGGGAGGTAGCCGTATGTCAGGTTGGCCGTGGTGCAGTGGCCCGCCGCTATCAGAACCGCCCCGATGTCGGTTATCACGCTCATCTCAAAGCCTCGGAACTATCCAACCATAGCCCATCAGGAGAACGAGGAGACCGAAGCCACCGGCCAAGGCGCTTCTCCAGTTCTCCAAGGCTCCAATCCGATGGTCGGTAGATTTCTGCCAAGCGCACTGAGTATCAAACTTCTTTCGGATATAGGATATGTTCTCTTCCATCCTGATTATCCGATCGTGGTCTTCGTCGCCCACTACCGCCACCTCTTTATATTATTTCGATCCAATCCCGTCTTGCGGGCTCTGCGAGATCCCCTCTCAAACATGGTCTCGCACCCCGCTTATGCTGACACCGTCCCCGCTGTGGCTCGCCCGGCGAAGTAGTATCCGTAGCTCATCAGCGTGAGGTCGGTGAACGTCTTCGTGATCGAGTCGGGAACCGTCACTCCCCCGAATGGGAGGACAGCGAACCCGACGAGTGCCCCGGTGGATATCAGAGTGAGGATCAGCCGGGTACTGACCGCCATCTCCTCATCTCCTCCCGAGCTTGATCGCCGTGCTTTCGGCTGCCTTCATCTTCGCGTCCTGGTGGTCTACCTCGGACTGGCCGAACTTCGCCAGAGCTTCTTCTCGGGTGTAGATCTGGCCGTTGTATCCGATATATCGGACCTCGCCGTTCCTCATCTTCGTGTAGCCTGCGAGGAGGTTCTTCTCGGGGCCTTCGAAGGGGATACATCCCAAGCCGCCGTCCTCGGTCTCGATGATCGTCAATGACCCGCCGCATCCGGGGCAGGCCACGGTTCCAATTACTTCATTTGTCAATTTGTCACCTCAAAACAACTCCGATAGCCGCGCCGATGTTTTTGATAGCGCTGTCGGAGCTTTCACTGAATTCATTCTCCAGAAACTTAGCCTCGCCTTCGTCGTGGTGGAGGGATGTGTCTTCGTGTTGCCGGACGGCGTAAGGCGTCGAAAAGCTGATAGTCGATCCCATAGCAACGTCGTCAACGTGGCCCGATCCTCGGAGAGGCCCCTCGTCAATCGGAGTCCGGGGGATCGTCCGGGTGAGGATGCCCTCGGCTTCGTGGTGGCAAGCCTTGCGCCCGGCCACGAGTGCAGCGGCGGAGAGGGCTTTGCCCTTCCAGGTGACTTTGACGTTGCCGCTCAGAGCCACCCCTCCCAGAAGGTATCCGAGCCGTCGAAATCCGGCATATGGCTTATCTTCTGAATCTCCCGGGTCTCGCCTCCATAGATTATCTCGTCGCCCTCCCGGAGCTCGACATCAGCGAAGATATGGGCCTCCGAGGTCCA